CCTCGCTCAGCACCAGCATGTAGTAAGCGGTAACGTTGTTGCTGGCGTCATTCTCGAAGCGTGCTTCGGTGGCGCCGGGACTGATCAGGATGCCGCCTTTGCTGTTGCGGAACCGGGCGAACACGATCGGCACCGGCTCACCAATTTGCGCGAACCGCTGCGGGCTATCTAGCTCTGTGGTGCCCTGCGCGGCGGTTGCATCAGCTGGTGCGTTGATCTGACCGGCCTGGATGGCCAGCAGTGCCAGTGGATCGCTGGAGGAAAGGAAGCTCATTGTCTGACGCCCTGCCCCATGATGGCTACCGTCAGCTTCCGTGGCGGCACTTGCGCCCCGACTGGGGACAATGCCGAGCCGAGTTGTATGGTCAGGCTAGTCAATCCGCCATTGCCGCCAACCACTTGGCCGGTGTATGCGGCCACCAGCTCCTGCCCGGCTTGCGGTGTGTTGTTGCTGATTGTGGAATCAAACTGGTAGATGCTGAGATCCACCAGTCGGCCATCGCGGATGGCGGCCAGGAAGGCATCCACTACCAGCCCGGTGGCTGGGGCTGTGACCGCTACCGCCTGCTCGGTGCCGCTGCTGCCGGCGGTGATGCCATCAGCGATGAACGGCACATAGCTCCAGCTGGCGCCTGACCATGTGACAACGGAGTTGGCGTAGTAGCTCTGCCACCGCTCGTAGGTAACGCCTGCTGCGTCATAGATTCGCAGGTATTGGCTTTGCGCTCTCATCAGGCCATGCCCAGCGCGATGCGTGCAGACGGTGTACGCAGACGGCCGATCACGCCTTCAGCGGTCAACCGCATGGCGCGTTCCATGTCGGCCACTGTGACATAGCGCTGGCCGTCGAACTCCATCACCGGGCCGGTGGTGATGTTGATTGTCGGCGCTCCGCCGCCTGATGCCGCGCCTGCCAGCACTGCGCCGCCACGAGCGCCTGCCAGGTAGTTGCTGCTGGCCGCGGCCATCTTCGATTCAGGCACCACGTATTCGCGCTCGCCGCCTTCGCCTACCATCGCCAGTGTTGGCCGGTCCACCACGCCGCCCTGCGCAAAGGCCGGCACTGTGAGTTGCGGAATCAACGGGATGTCGGGCGCCGGGAGCCGATTGAATGCCCTGATCAGCACATTGATCAAACCTGCCGCAAAGTTCACGCGGTCCGCCAGATACTGCAGCACGCTGCGAAAGACATTCTTGATCGTGCCAACTACTGCCTCAAATGCTTTGCCGATCGCACTGCCGATCTTGCTGAAGATCGCCACTGCGCCATCGTAAAGACCCTTGAAGAATCCAAGGATGGGCTTTACGTAGTAATCCATGTAAGCCTGAGCGCCAGCTTTTAACAGGTTGCCAATCTTATTAAAGGCTCCGCCGATAAAGTTCACCACAGCATTGAACGCTGCACCGATCTGATCACGGAATGTGTAGATCGCAACGCCAGCCGCAACCAGCAGTGCCACGATGCCAACTGGGCCAGTGATCAGCACGATAAACGCCGTGGCAATGCCAGCAATGATGCTGCCTGCACTGGCCAGTGCGCCACCTGCTGCGAACAGACCAGCAATCGCGCTGCCGATTGAGATGATGGCAGAGATAGCTGGTGCCAATGCAACCAGTGCCGTGAGTAATCCGCCAATCACCAGCAGAGTGGCCTGCACCGGCTGCGGCAGTGCGGTAAACGCTTTGATGATGCCAACGATCCCCTGCGCGATGCTTGTAATTGCAGGCAGCAGTGCCGTGACTGCTTCGTTGAATGGGCCGCCAAGGTTGCGGCTAATGGCGGAAAGTGACTCGTTGAATTTGTCTGCGGCTTTAGCTGTTGACGTTCCGATAGTCGCCTGATATTTCTCAAGTTCCTCTCGCCCCATACTCAGCATTGGTATAAGCTCCATTCCGGCTTTGCCGAATAGTGATTGCGCCAAAGCGGCTTTTCTTGCTGGATCTTCGATCTGAGCAAACTTATCTGCGATGCTCAGCAAAAGCTCATTGCCTGGTAAAATCCTGCCGTTTACATCAGTGAACGCAATGCCCATTTCGGCCAATGCAGCCTGAACACCCTTTGTACTAACATCCATCGCCGCGACCTGCTGGCGTGCGCCTTCTTCTATGACACGGACTTGCGACTGAAGACCTTTTTCGGTAGCTATTTTTTGAGCTTCAAGATTATTCCTGATGGCATCTTCCTCTACTCTTTTGCGTTCATTTAAAGCATCCTCTTCTTTGCGTTGCGCATCCCGCAATTGGCGGTCGCGTTGCTTTTGTTGGCGCTCGAATCCATCACGCGCTGCCTTAAGCGTATCTTCTTCCTGATTCCTTAGCAGTGCTAGCTGTTGCTCTTTCGATTGATCTGACAGTGTTTTATCGTTTTGAATCGAACGACGAACCAAATCAAAACGCGCCTGTGTTGTTCGCTCTAGCTGTCGCAGCTCATTGTCCGCCGCCTCGCGTTCTCTATCTGCCTGATCGTCGTAGCGATCATCAAGCAATGTTTGCTCATCTCTATAACGGCGGTTCAATTCGCGCAACCTATCGTCTGTTTCATCTTGCAGCAAATCCATCTTGCGCCTTGCGGCTTCTCGGACCGCTTCAAGTTGACGCTGTTCGCTGCGCTTAACCGCTTCCTCTGCAGATCTAGACGAATCCTTGACTGCATTTGCGTAGGATTTGGATTCAGTACCAGCGGCCGCCAGTCCTCGGTTTAATCTGCCTAGCCCCTTAGCTACTGCGTCTACGCTGGTGCCGCTGTCTTCTGCCGCGCCACTAAACTTGCTCAAAGCTTCAACGGAAACGCCAGTCTGAAGACTGAGATCATATAAATGATCAGCCGCATTGATAGTCTTGGTAGCGAGCATGCCAAGCCCTGCGATAGCCCCAACCGGCAGCAGTGCACCCATCAATCCGCCGACGCCTTTGGCAGCCTGCCCCATGCGGCCAAGGCCGCCGCCGACTGCTCCGGCTTGCTTGTTCAGATTGCCAAGGCTGCGGCTGAGGCCGTCGATTTCGCCCTGGCCTTGAACATCTGCCTTTACCTTGAGGATCGCGTCAAGCTTCACGGCTAGCCAGTCGCAGGATTTCAGCTTCGATGATCTGCAGATCGCTCAACATCGCAGACTCATCCGCCACTGACCGCAGTCTAAACAGCCACGCCACTGCGCCATAGTCCAGCCCGATCAACCCGCCAGGGCCGGTGCGCCATTGCGTCTGGCAGTCGAGGAACATCATCAGCGCAGGCCACGCATCAGGCTCAACCTCGAAGTGCTCAGGTTGGCCGGGCTCAAACCCGATCACGCCAAGCACTGCGGCATCATCTGCGGTTTTGTCGATCACGCCGCCCTTGACCCAATGATGGGCGGCGTCTTTCAGTTTTTTGCTTTGTTGCCGGTGACGCTCTCGAAGTACGCCACGACAATGGCGCTTGCGACTGCCGGGATGTTCAACAGCTCAGCCTTGCTGGCAGCAGTGAATGGCACATCCTCGCCGTCCTCATCCTGCACATTGCTCCAGCCGGCCAGCACCTCATCGGCTACCGATTGATCGGTCAGCTCGATGCCATCATCGCCGCGCTGCTTTGCCCTGAACAGGTCTTGGATCTCATTGATTCGCGTCTGTGCCAGCCGGTTGAATCGCGCGTCAAAGGTCTGCTTCTCGTAGCGCCCGCCATCAATCGGCAGGCGCAGCACCACCGGCCACTCATAGGTGGCCGATTTCTTCAGGACAAATGCCATGCAGGATCAGGAGAAGGTGATCGATACTTCATCGTTGCCGGCGCCGGTCGGGATTGCCACGTAGGGCAGGTTCAGCATTTGCACGCCGTCCTGGTCAGCATAGGACGGATTGCTGATGTCCACTTTGGGCGCCACCAACGAGACCCTGTTGCCAGCGGTTGTGCCATGTAGCAGCGTCAGCACGCCGGTGGTGTCGTTGTTGGCAATGGCGAAATAGTCCTTCGTGGCGATCGGCACAGCCTCGATCATGCACTCGCCGGATGGCGCGCGATTGGTAATCATGATCTCCTTCGTGCAACCAACCAGTTCGCGGTAGATCAGCTCATTGGCCATGTCAAGGCTGAGCGACTGCAGGCAGCCGGCATAGCTCAGGAAGCTGAACGTGCTGCTGTTGCCCGGCTTGAAGATCAACGGGTCAGCCTGTGCGGTATAGGTGCTGGCTGGCGCCGCCGTGTCAGTCGGTGCGTTGTAGATCCCGGTGAACTCAAAATCGATCGTCGGAATCGCTCCCACCTCAGCGCTCAGCGAGAATGTGCCGCGGCAGCCGGTGGCCTTGTGCAGCACGCCATCGTTGTTGTAGTAGATGGTGACGCTGTCGAAGCTGCTGCTGACTGGCTTGTAGCCGACGTTAGCGGCGATGCTGTAGTTGCTGCTGGCGCCAGGCGTGAAGCTGGCGGTAGTGGCCTGCACCGTTGCCACCTTCGTGCTGCCCACGTAGTCAGTGATCACGCCGCTGCTGCCTGATCCGGTGCCGCTGGTGATGCTGATGATCATGCCAACGTAGGCATCATCCGTAGCGCTGGCGCCTGCCGCCAGGGTGATGCTGCCAGCAGAGCCTGCCGTAGCGGTGCCGGTGACTGCAGAGCTGGTTGTGGTCTCGGCCATGCCGCACGCCTTCAGCAGGGCGCCGAATCGCGGAGCTGTAGCAGCGGCGCCGGATCCGGTCAGCTCAATCTGGAAGTTGATCAGCACGCGCTGGTTGGCCAGCAGCTGGTCGCTGTTGCCCAGCCATGGCCGGATCAACTCGCGGCTGACGACATCCGACTCAAGCGGTGTGGCATCAATCGAGCGGACCAGCAGCGCATCCGTCCCAGCCGGGCTGGAATCAGTCGCGTACGTTGCCTCGGTTTTTACGAGAAGGAGTTGCTTGCGTGTCAGCAGTGCCATCGGGAGCAGTCTCGGGTAAAGGTGCAGCCGGCAGCCTTACGCCGGTTTCAGGGTCCAAGACGTATGAGCCGCCTTGGCCGTGGTATTCATCCAACATGCTAGCGATGATCAACCTGTTGCCAGATTAGCGACTGCTGTGCGATACCTGATCAGGTAATCACACGCGATCACTCCTGCGGGTTGGTCCGCTTCGATCATGTCAAACTGCACGCCGCGCGGTTCGATGCTCATGGCATACCCGCCAACTGTTTGATCGGCCATCACCTTGGCGTGCAGGCTTTCGACGGTTGCATCCGCCTGTTGATCCGGGATGATGCCGCGCACGATCACCGCAATCCGCACTGTCAGCGTCCAGTCCGTTTTGCAGAAGCTCACGTCCGTGTTGGCCTGGTCTGAGATCGGTTCAACCACAATGGCCGGCGACTCGCCGCGTGTGATCGGCTCCACCCTGCTGCGGTAGATACGCGTGCTGACGCCTGTCGTACCAGCCAGCGATGATGCAATGGTGGCTAGGATGCTCTCGCGGCGTGTTGTCATGGCTCAGGCGCTGGCGACTTGGGTAACCGTGCAGATGATGCCCGGAATCGCCGGATGCGTGGCATTGCCAGCTTCGGCGTGGATGTAAGCATCAACATCACTTGCCGCCCACATCAGTTCAATGTAATCAGCTGCGGCCAGCTTCAGCACATAGTTCACCGTGCCGATGATGTTGCCATCAGTGCTGCCATGCCGCGCGATGATACTGAAGCGGCTATCTGAATCTGCTACATCACCGCTGCTGCCGCTGTCATTCTTGCGCAGCCATACGTTGATGTCATGGATGCTGTTATCGCTATTGGTGAACTGGATTGAAAATGTGATGCTATAAACGCCAGCATGCAGCACCGTGATACGACTGCCTGATGCAACTGCAACGCCGTAGTTGCTCAAGTCGCCAGAACGCAGCAGTATTGCGGTTGGCGTGTTAATCGTCGCCACATACTGCGATGTCGAATCCCAGAAGCTGCCCCAATAGCCAGGGCAGCCGTGATACGGCAGCTGGCTCCAACGTTGCGTGCCATTGCCGATCTTGATATTGCCGGTGTCTGATTCGCGGCCAAACTCACCAGCCAGCAGGATCGGATTGCCTGTAGTCCAAGCTGCGCGAGTGTTGCTGCGGATCGGTGCGCTCATGTCTTCTGCAGCCCTAGCTGTACCATTGCACCATCATCAATGTACTGCGTCTCGCGCACCGTATAAGCAACGCCTGCCACTGTGATGCTGTCGCCATACTTCAAACTGCCGAAGCTGGATGCGCGTGCGGTCAACGTGTAGTCAGTGCTCAAGATTGCATCGCTCAGCAGCACTTGGGATGGCATGTCAAGAATGCCCAGCGCAGTCACAGCTCCGGCTGTGCATGTCACGCCGAAGTCATCAAGGAATGCGTCTAGGTTCTCGGTGATGGCCATCAGAGTGCCAGCAGGTCAACGTATAGCTCAAGCCATGGCAGGTAGAACGCATCATCTGTTGCGTCTGTTGCTGGCGCCGCTGTAATGCTGGAGCGGATTGATAGGCGAATGCTCTGCCGGAGTCCAGTGCGTAGGTTCATGCTGCTCCCACCAGGCCGGTGACGCTAGGTGTGCCGCCGCTCAGGCTGACAAGCCGCAGCCTTATGTACTTCACCGGACAACCGCTCAGCGCATAGCCATATGTGCCATTGGCTGTGATCGTGGTATCAGTACCGGCTTGATCAAGATTGAAGTAGCTGCTGCCATCAAGGCTGCCTTCAAATCGGATCGCCACATTGGTGCCGATGTTGCTGACAGTGATCTGAAATGTCATGCTGACGCCGCCACATTGCACTGCGCTGCCAGCGCCTGCGCTGGTCAACGTGCCGAGGCTTTCAACCTCAAAGCCGCTGAATGTACCGACTGGCTCAGGCATGATGCGATAGCGATGCACTCAGTCTAGAAAAGGCCCCAGCGCAGGCCGGGGCCATCATTAAACAGCTCAGCCGTACTTCTTCAGGCCGAAACCGAAGCAGGTAACAGCGCTGGAAGCGGTGCCGGTCTCAGCCGTGCAGCTAAGACGGATGTAGCGCTTCAGGTTGTCGCGATCGAAGGTCTTCACCTCCTTGTAGGCAGCGTTGCCGATCGCGGTGAAGGTGCCGCCGGTCACAGCAGTGAACGTGCTGTTATCGGCAGATTCCTCGATGCGGAACGTCAGATCAGCGCTGGCGCCAGCAGCAGTGCCGGCCAGGATGATCTGAATGTCGCCGTCGTACTCAAGGAGATCGACGCCGGTCTGGTTGCCGGTGCCGGTGATGGTGGTAGTAGCCAGCAGCGTGAAGTGCTGCAGTTTCTCAAGCGTCTGTTGGAAGATTGCCATTGGTCCTCTTGCGGGTGGATTTGCGGGAAGGCTGCGGGCAAACTGCCGGGGCCGGCTCCACGATCGGAGCCGGCTGCGCTTTGCCCATGTTGATCAGAGCGGTAGCGTCCGATTGCTCGGTATCAACCACCTGCCCTGCCTTGACAGCCACGCCCCTAATGGACGTGTCCTTAAGGATTTGAATCAACATCAGAGGGTGTCGTTGCCGCGGCAGAAGCCTTCAGGGTGACGGACCGCAAAGTCCACATCCTGCAGAGCTACCACGCGCACGGTGCCGCTGGTGCTGTGGGTGTACGGATCCACGGTCAGATCCAGGCCACTCCACATCGCCATGATCAGCTGGCTCCACACCGCAAAGAAGATGTCGCCAGATTCAACCTGATTGCTGACGACGGCGCTATAGCCGTTGACAGTGCCGCCAGGCTCGAACACATAGGCGCCGGTATCGGTACCTTTGTCCTTGGTCTTCAGGTTGCCGCGCATGGTGGCATTCATCAGATACGCCATGGCGCCGATGTCGGCGTTGTCCGCAGCGATCTTGGATTCCATGCTCACCACCTCGGCATAGGTCGGGGTGGCGGCACCGAAGTTCTCGGTGTTGATGCCGGTGGTCAGCTTGATGCCAAGCGGCTGGCTGGTATTGCCCAGGCCGTAGAGGCCCACGCGGTCGATTTCAAGCGCCAGCACAGTGGCGAGATCCTGGCGGATCATTTGCTCTACGTCGATGCTGGCCTGCAGCATCAAGCGGCGGCTGTAGTCGGTGAAAGCGCCTACGGTTTTTGGTGAAAGGTTCACCTGGTCGACGGTTTGCTGGCTCTCGGTGGGCGAACCAGATTCAGCCACCCAATACGCAGTTGCCGCAGCCGTCTGACGGGGAATAGCCACGTTGCCGGTCAACCCGGTCAGGCTGGTAACACCAAGGCCGGCCAGTGCCGAGCGGTTGCGCAGCAGCTCGATGAAACTGCCGGGGCGGAAGTCAGTACCAACCAGATCGCCAGCACCGGATGCGGTACCGACGGTCAGGTCACGACGCAGCACCTCGCTCGGCACCATGATGCCCTGGGCAACCTTGCCGGCGCGTGCAGCGGCAGCCTCGGAGCACTCGCGTTCGAAGGCCGCGGCCTCCTGCAGCTTGCGGTCGCCAGGGTTGGCCAGTGCGTTGATCGCGCGCTGGAAGCTGAACTCACGGGTTTCCTTGGCGCTGAGGCCAATGTCGCCAGCGGACTCGCTAACAGGCTGCGCCTTGCTGCCAAGTTGATCAAGCACGGCAGCGCGAGCTTCATCAAGGCTGCGGCCGGACTCAACCAGCTGGCGGCCAAGGTCGGCCATGCCGTGCTTCTCGGTGATAGCAGTGATGCCAGAAATGCGGATGCGCTCAGCCTTGGCAGCCTCTGAAGCCGCCTCAGCCCGCACCGCCATCAGATCGGTGGTGGTGTCTTCCATATCAGTAGAAGTTGGGACAAGTGATGCGGCTGTGGCCGCGAGGGGAGCATCCATTGAACGCCCTACGCCAATTGTAGGGTCGGCAGGAATTGACACTAGCGACAACTCGTGCGCACTCCATCGCGTCACGATGAAGTCTTCGCCGCGCTGCTCCATATCGTTGATCGCATAGCCGAAGCTCACATTGCGCAGTACGCCATCACGAACGTCGTTCATCACCTCCTGCGCAAATGGGTTGCGGCTCATGCGCACGCGTGCGTAGCCGCGCTTCTGGTCTTCATCCACCCATGCGCGCTCAACCACGCCGATCAGCTTGTCCGGGTCATGATTGAACAGCAGCGGCGCGCCATCATTCAGCCGGGCAAGATCAACGGCCTCGCGGGTATGAGCCAGGATCTCATTGCCGAAGTAGCGCGCGACCGGGTACTCGCTGGAGAACGGGAACTCAAGCGTGCGGTCATCTTCCGCAATCTGCGCTGAACGACTGAAGGCCACCGGCGCTGAGCGCTGCATCCGCTCGCCGGTTGCCACCTCGAACATGATCTCCTGCATGTCGTGATCGCTCAGCCATTGCCTGGCCTCGTCAGCGCTGAACCGCGCCGCATCAAAGCGAATGGCTTGCAGTTCAGTATTGCCATCCTTGATCCCATAGATGAAGTCAACGCCGGGGCCACCTTCATCATTCACGCGTCGGATCTCATCGTATTGATCAGGATCCGTCAATCGCGCCGCGTGCTCATTGGGATACGGTCTTTCCATTGCGCGATCTTGCAGTGCCTTAATCCTATCGGCTTTGGATGTAGCCCAGCTTTGGCCAGCATCGCCGCCCCATGCCGCCCATGCCACACGGCCGGGCGACGGATAGCCGTCTTCACCTTGGCCGAAGCCCTGCCCTTGCTTGTCGACTTCATGCCGCGCAAACCATGCCGCCATGGTGATCACGGTGTCAGGTGACAGCTCATCGCCACTCAGGATCTGCGATGCCCTAGTGGCTGCCACATCAGTGCCGCCCTGCTCGCCATCGGCCTTCCATGCGCGGTAGCGCGCGGCCTCTTCGCGCATTCCAGCGGTTGGCATCAGGTTGATCTCGGTGCCGTTGACATTGGCCATTAGGCGAGCCCATCGGTAGGTGGCTGCGTCTCTGGGTATGGCTGCATCTGCTGCTGGCCGGCGCCGGTCACCTGCGTCGGATCACTATCAACCACGATGCCCATTTGATCAAGCATCGCCAGTTCGCTCTGCCGCGCCAGCAGCAGTTCATCAAGATCCCCGCCCTGCTCTGCGATCACCTCGCCCAGGGTCTTGAAGCCGCACCGCACCGCTTCCTTGTATGCAGCCACTTCCTTGGCAGGATCAACCCATGCCCAGCCGCGCGGCATCCAGCGCGCAGCCTTAAAACGATCGGGTGCTAGCTCGTAGCCGGGCAGCGATAGCGCATTGCTCAGCACCGCCAGCTCAATCCACTCATGGAACACGCGGCGATGGAAGTTCTCGATCATCCACGATTGCAGAATCCGCCAATGGTCGCGGTCTTCGATCAGGCTCAACCTGCTGCTGGAATAGTTGGTCTGCGAAAAGTCACGGCTAATCGTCTCAAAACTGCAACCGATGCCTGCAGCCATGGCGCGCAGCATCGCGCGCAGGAACGGCTCGAACTGACCATCGGGGCTGTCCAGGCTCGGCACCGTAACTTGCTCGCCGGGATTCAGATACTTGAAGACTCCAGGCTCGAAGTTGCTGACGCGCTCGCCGTCCATCACATCATCACCGATCAGCTCACCTTCAGGACTGGTGATGAAGCCCATCAGCGCGCTGCTGGCTCGAGCGCGCACCACCTCGGCCTGCTCGTAACCCGCTAGGTGATGCAGTCGTTGGATTGCACTGGCGAACCATGTAACGCCTCTCGTCTGGCCGGGGCGCTCGGCGCGGTAAAGGTGAATGATCTCCTCGGCCAAGATGCGCTTGTGGCGCTGCGTGCTGATCTGCTGGTTGCTGAACTGGTAATCGCCGGGGTGATACGCCAGGAAGTGGTACGCGATCGGCCTGCCCCAGCCGTCCACCTCCACGCCCATGCGGATCTCGTTGCCCTGCTGGCTGCGGCCATTGAGACCATCATCCAGCTGATCCGCCTCGATCACCTCCATCGCCAGCGGGATGGTGCTGCCACCAAAGCTCTGCCGCACAAGGCGGATGAACACCTCGCCGCTCTCGGCGCAGGCGCGGATCACCAACCTTTCAATGTCGGCGAAGCTCAGCTTGCCGCCGGTGTGGCAATGCCGCGCAGTTGTCCACTGCCGCCATGCCGCCTCAATCGCGTCGTTGACCTGAGTGTCAAGCCTGCCGCCGCGCTGCATCCGCACCTGCGACTGAAACGGGATGCCCTGCCCGATCACGTTGCCTTCAATCGCGCGCAATGCCTGTCGCGCGTAGTCGTTATCCCGGCACAACTGCCGCGCACGATCGCGCAGTTTCTGCGCACTGCCATAGATCTCGCTGTCGGCGCTGGTGTTACCTGTCACCCAGTCCGCAGTCAGCCTGCTGAACTGCGCACCTTGGTACATCCGCCGCCGCGGTGCCGATGGTGCCGCTTGTTGCCTGCGCTTCTTGGCCATCAGCTGAACCTCACGAATAGGTTGTGGGGATTGCCCAGGCCATTGGCCGCCAGATCGGCAGCCTGCTCACGCTTCACGTCTGACTTGAGCTTGGCCTCCAGCTGCAGCAGCTCCGTGAGCGGCAGCTTCTTAAGCCGCCTGCTGCCGATCGTGTATTCAGCAACAGCGCCGCCAGATACCATCGCGCGGATTGCAGCCTGAACCGCATCCAGATCCTTCTGTGCTTGGCTGCGGCCATCAAACGCGCCTGGCGCGCCGGCATAGTTCAACGCCGCCAGCACATCAAGCTGGCCAGCACCGAGTGTCAGCTTCTCGCTGCCGGCAGTTGCAATCGCCTGCCAGTACCACTGCCCTGCATCGAAGCCAGCACTCGTGGCCGCGGCGATGGTCAGCTCCCACCCTTGGCCATAAGCGGTGCCGGTGATGGTTGCGCCTTCGCTTGCCGCATTGGTTCGCAAGTAATACGTCAGCGTCCAAGTGCTGCTGGTAACGGCAGCGCCAAACGCATCCACGCTGGCATCATCCCGCCATTTCACCGTGTCACCGGCTCGAATTGTCGCAGGGATGTTCACCGTTACCAGTTGCTGAGGAAGGCCGAACCAGCCTTAGCTGATCTTAGCGATGGCTTAGCGCGTGCTTCTGCTGGCTTGTCGAGTTGATCCCATATCGTCTTTCGGTCGTAGCGGGTGTAGAGATGGCACAGCGCGGCATAGGCATAGACAAGGCAATCCAGCGCCTCGTTTCGCGCTGATGGCTTCTTGACCCATTCGCGCACCGGGAACCCTGAGCGGTTGTATCGCATCACCTGCTTCTCGGCGGTCAGCTGCTCGAAATAGTCAACCGTTGCATCCATGTGAAAGTGCAGGTAGCCGGGCCCCGGCTCGCTATGCCTGATCCGGCCGAACAGCGTGGTCTTGATCGTGTCGCTGCCGACCGGATGCACCACCGCGCCGCGCTTCATGGTCTGGCCCTTGGCGTTGAGATCCACCCGGCTGCCCTTGCCGATCGGTGGCTTGCCGCGCTGGCTGGCGCCTTTGATCGCAATCACGCCCTGCCGGCCACGTTCGCGTGCGTACTGGTAAACCTCCGCCGTGAAGTGGCCGCCGCTATCGATCGCCACCACATGCGGCCGGATGCCATGCCCCTGCGCGTGCGGCCACTCGCGTAGTACCAGCTGATCCAGCTGCTTCCAGAGGTCTGCGCGGCTCGGGTCGCCGTGGATCTCTTGATGATCCATCAGCCAGCCCTCCTCATCGCGCCCCCACGCCCATACGCTGATCGCTAGTCGGTTGTCCTGCACGTCAACGCCGACCGTGATAGCGGATGCGCCATCTGGCACAATGCCGGGCTTGTAATGCTCGCAGCGCTCCATCAATCCAGTGGCGCTCACCTTGCTGGCGTAGTCCTCTGCGAACGTCTCAGCCAGTCGCGTATTCACAAAGCTCTTAAGCATCGGCGCATCCGCCTTGCTGCGCATGAACTCGTCAACCATGTCGCCCCAGCTAAGCCAGCCAAGCGGGCTGTAAAGGCCCGAGAGCTGGAACCCGGCAGTCTTGCCGCCATCGCCAGGTGCCGTAGCACGCCATTCACCTCCGCGCAGCATGGCCGGCTTGTGCAGTTCCCCGAATCGATCTTTGCACGCCTCGCATTCGTATGCCGCGCTGCTCGGATCATCCTTCTCCCACTTGAGCTGCGACCACTTCAGCCATTGCATCGCGCTGCAGCTTGGGCATGGCACAAAGTAACGGCGCTGATCACTGCGTTCATACTCCGCCTCGATGCGGCTGAAGTCCTTGATGGTCGGCGTACTGGTCAGCAGGATCTTCCGCCGCGCGAACGTCGTCGCTCGTTTCTCCGCCAGGCTGACCGGATCGCCCTCGCCGTCAACGTCCAGAGGGAAGGCGTCCACCTCATCGAGGAAGATGTAGCGGCACGGCGTCGATCGCAGTCCGGTTGCTGAGTTACTGCCGGTCAACAGCAGCATCCCACCTGGAAACTCCTTGCTGAACATGGTATTGCCGCTGTCCCTGCTGCGGCTTGGTGCAATCCGCTCCGCCAGCACTGGCGTATCGGTGATCATGCTCTCAAGGCGCTGCTTGCTCAGGCGCTTGGCCATCTCAACCGTGGGCTGCACCGCCAGCAGTGGGCCCGGTGCATGGTGGATGACATAGCCGAGCCAGTTGCTGCCGGCTTCGGTCTTGCCGGTCTGCGCTGCGAACATCATCACGACGCGCTGCACGGTGCTGCCAGTGCTCAGGCAATCCATCGGCTCGCGTAGGTATGGCGTGCGCCCTGTGCGCCATGGGCCAGGTTCGGCGCTCGCCTTGCTGCTCAGCATCCGGTACTGATCGGCCCACTCGCTGACCGTCAGCTGCGCGTCAGGTCGCAGCCCATCGAGGAAACCGCCGCGGTATGCGTTCATTCGCTCAGCTCCGACAATGCCGCGCGGTGCTCTTGGCTGAGCAGTTCGTGGATCACCGCCGGATCCGTCTCGCCCGCCAGTTGATGGCTCAGTCGGTCCGCCAAGTTAGCCAGTGCTTCGCGGATGCTGCGCCCCAGCGCAAACGCCTCTTTCTTCACCTCATCGGCGCTGATCAGCTCGCGGCGCTGCTGGCTCACCTGCAGCTTGGCCAGCTCGGCCTGGTAGTGCTCACGCCTTGCGCGGCTTTCATTCAGATCCGGGATCTCATCATCCGGCAGCGCCTCCACCCGGCGCTTCAGCTCGCGAGGCGTTGGATCCGCAGGTGGTGACACCTTGCTATTGGCCGTGGCTCTCGTGTTCTTGTTCCACAGCTCCAGCGCCAGGTCGCGGTCCAGCCACCGCTGGCCGTCCTTGTCAACGATGGCAGCAGCGATGCGGCTTTTGCTTGCGTGGGTAACCGCACCTTTCGTGCAGCCCTTCAAGATCGCAAACTCAGCAAAGCTGACAAGCACAGGTAGTTTAATCACTAAACCGATGCTAAACCCTTGGTAAACCGCCTGCCGTAGCTGCGCTGAGATCCCTTGCGGCGCAACGGTTTAGGCGGTTTGGCGTCTGGCGCTAGATAAATGGCGAGG